CTTTTAGATCAAATATCTGCTTTTGAAGAGATACTTTCTCCAATAAATTTTTATTGTAAAATTTATAACTATGACAAGAACAGCATTCAGTGCCATTCCAAGAATCTTTATCTTTGTGACATGAACATTCACATAATGATCCACAACTATATAGTGACATCTACTTACCATCCTTATCATTAAAGATATTCAGCCTGTCTTCAATCCTATTTATTCTCATTAACATATAATATATAGCATTGGCCATAGATTTATGATTCTTGGCTAATTGGGAAATAAAATCATCATCCTTTTCTTGAGATAATTCATCAAACTCATTCTCTGGCATGTTCTTTATTCCTTGATAACCTATCATGATGGTCCATAAGATGCTTATGCTTCATATCATGATGCCTTAACTCTAGATCAACCATTTTACTAAACTTCTCAGTATCAGCCTTTAACTTTTGTACTATATTCTTTTCATGCTCCATGTGTAAATCAGCTATTACCTTAGTCTGATCCTGCTTAAGTTTAGCCATATCAACTGCCAACTTACCTTGCATTTCTTGACCTTTTTGTTGGGTTTTGGCTTGCTCAAGCTGCATCTTCATCATCGCAGGATTAGGCTGGTTTTGCATCTGCTCCATCTGTTGTTGTTTCATTTTCTTCATTTGCTCCATCCATTGATTTGCCATCTCTTTAATCTGCTCAATGCCTTTAATCTCAATATTATCTAAGAGAATATTTAATCCCTCAGTATTCATGAACTCAGCGAATAAAGGAGAAGCTTGCATCAATGCTATAACTTGATTTAATGCTTTGGACTTCTGAACTGAGAAATTAACCCCAGCTTCAACTCTAACATTTAAAGCATTTTCACCATACTTAAGATTGATACCTTGGGGTGCATTGATCCTTACATAATCCCTTTTGCCATCAGGTCTAACAATAGGTAATGTTCTTGGTGTTTGAAAATACTTAGGTATCAAATCAAGTACCATTTCAGCTACCCTGTTAAAACCCTGTAAGAACCCAACGATATAAGGCATTGCTGCTGAGTTATTCATAGTTGCTGCTTCAACTAAAGCAACACCTGAAGTCTGAGAGTTATTCATCTTAGCAATGTCCATATCAAATGAACCTAAGATGTTTTGGGTTAAGTTATCAGTACCTATAAAAGTGTTAATGATCTCTTGGGGGATATTTACTCTCGGGATAACAGCTGGTGGTGGTAATTGTTTGTCTGGGAATAATTCATTATAAGCATTATAAACCAAAATATCAGCTTGCTGAACATCCCTATAAGCTTGCATATACTCTTCTTCCGTAGGGATAGATTCTTTAGCTGCCATGAACTTATGCTGGACCATATTCTCTAATTCATTGGCTAAAGTCTGCCCTGCAAAGTTCTTTAATCTTTGTATGCCCAATGCTTGATAGACATATGGCCTACACATCTGCTGGACTGATTGGTCATTTGGTTGCCTGATGATGATAGAATTACCATCAATAAATATCAGTGGTAAAAACTTATAGTCAGTCTCTTCATAATCTAATACCTCATTCTCAATGATCTGATACCTAACTATCTTCTCTCTCTCAGTAGTCCTCTCTTCAACTATCGCTGGAGGCACTTCAATCTTTCCAGATAATTGCCAATCCTCTAGAAACTTCTTATATTCATCTGGCGTCATACTCTTACCATCAGCCAACTTTACAATCTTTACCTTTCTTTTTTTCTTCTCAAAGTAATCCGCTATGAGCAGTATCTCATCTTTCTGGTTTTTATATGACCAGTTAAAACCATCTATAGCTTTAACATAAGAAAGCTTATCAACATCAATCCCTGGGTACTCACGCTTAAAGTCATCCTTAAGTTTTGGATATAACTCAAAACAAAAGTTACCATCACCTTTATGAGAATATCTTGCTAATGGATCAAAACCAGTGAGAACAGGATCATATACCCTCCCTACCTTAATAACCTGATTAAAGGACATATCATGTGCATATTCTGTCCAGACTTTCACTACACTAAAGCCGCCGGAGAGAGCATCAGTATAGATCTGATATTCAGTTCCTACTTTGTTGGCTTCATCAATGATATGCTTCAAGTGGCCTGTGACAACATCTATAACCTGCACATCTACAGGTTCTTCATCCCCTGCCATGATTATGTATGATGGCTCTTGCTTAGAGAATTCACCTCTTAGTCTAGATATATAAGCTTCTAGAACATTAAACTCTACTTGAGGCTTTTTGAGGGTTTTAAGGAGGGCCATGTCTTGTGAATCAAGAGCTGAATCAAAGACAAACTTCCTGAATTTGTTATATCTATCAACATTAGGCTTAAAATAGATGTAAGCCTTCTCTACATTTTCCTTGATGCGCTTTAACTGAGAGCTATAGCGCTCTGCTACTTGAACCATATGATATCCTTATCAATTGGTCTAATTTATTGCTATTGTGACACAGATTGTGTAGCTAAATCATTCCTTTGATTCTGGACTTGAAGGTAAAGGCATCCAGTGAGTAGCATTAAAAGAACTTTTATCATGCCTTATAAATCTATGTGATGAAAATCCTGTACCTAAATATAGTCCATAACTGATACCACAATCTTCACCAAAGAATAGTATCTCTTGGCCTTTAATTGGTGTTTTGTCTTTAACACTAATCCATCTATTAGTCCAATTAGGAGTATTATCTTGCCATTTTAATATCTTGGCATTTTCATTCTCAAGATGCGAAACCATATTGATTAACCTTCTAATGATGTAATGGGTTATATCTATCATTTACATGATAACTTTCTAAATGCATGCCTTAGTTCTTCTATGGTAACTATGACTACATCTGATACATTCTCTTTATCATCTTTTATGGACTTTACACAAATAGCTATTAACTCATCATCATTCTCTATGTTTCTTAATACTAATTCATTTTGCTCACCAGATTTCCCTTTGTTCTCTAAAATAATCATAACTTTCATTTTAACTCCCTAAAATGGCATCTTATTAATTGGATTATTACCCTTGATCTCTTGTATGCGCCTTAACTTCTCTGTCACAAAATAAGCCTTCTTACTATCACCCTGTTGATTGAAATACCTTCTACCAATAGATTCATCTATCAAGGCTATCTTTATGGCATCAGCACAAGTGTCCGCTATATCATCAAACCTATGAGTATTATTGGCTGTGATCTTACCCATGTGCTTTACACACATAGCTGTATGCTTTGAATATGTGGGTAGTGATACTCTGCCACTAGCTATATACTCTTGACACCTTAAGAACCTATGAGTCTTTGATCCTGTTGATCTATCCCTTTTAAGCCCCACCGTTTGCAATCCTTGCATCTTCTCTATTACCGATACCAATGTAGTGCCAGTACTTTTCTCTTCAAGGTAAGCAACTCTGGGCTTTATAGTGTGCTGCATACACTGGCGGTAAAAGTCAAAGAAAAAAGCCTGTAGTTCCCTGGGTTCAACCCTAAGCTCCCAGCAATCAAGCCAGTGTAAGGCATATATGCCTGAATCAATACCTTGTTGGACAATTCTATATACCCCCCAAAAGCTAAATACTGTTGCATCATTGTAACTCTTATCAGTCTCAGCAGTATCACATGTAATAAAGGTATCAATGATGGCTGGTTCATATTCATGGTAGACAAACCATTCAGTTTTGAATATACCACCACCACTAGGCTGAGGATCTTGCTGATACTGAGCTGCAAAGTTATAGGGATTTTCTTCTTGCATCTTCTTAAGTGTTCTTAAGTCATGCATCTGTGGGTGTAGAGCATTACCAGCAACATCTATGGCTGGGATGACTACTTTCTCCCAATCATTTGATTTTATTAGATTAGCTGCCAGGTCATCTTCATGTACCCTCTGACCTATGAAGATTATTGGGGTTGTAGGTGAGTTTAAGCGTGATTGTAATGTATTGTAGTACCAATCAGTTATACTTTCTCTGATGGTATCAGATGTTGCTTCGTCAGGCTTATGTATATCATCAATGACAATACAGCCACCAAACCTAATACATTCCTTAATCCCAGCACCCCTCCCCGTAATAGTACCACCTGCACCAACTCCATATATAGAGCCATTTTGCATAGTCTCAAAGTTATCCTTTGCTGTCGTGTCATGCTTTAATGTTACTCCAAACAAGGCCTTATATTCTGGCCTTGTGATTATTTCTCTTATAGTTTGAGTCTGTTTCTTAGCAAGGGAATGGCTATAGCTAACATAAATGTAATTAGAATCAGGCCTATGCGCTAGTGTCCAAGCAACAAAATGGATGAGTAATTCAGTCTTACCATATCTCGGCGGAACATTGATAATAAGCCTTTTAGTCTCACCTCTAAATAACCTCTCTAAAGCTTTGATAATCATTAAGTAATGAGATTGTCTACCAATGGGTTCAGATAGTTCAAACTGCCTCCCTGTTCTAAGCTTAAAGAAAGCGCGGATAAATGTTTCAAGTGAAGATAAATATCTGCGCCTACTGTCATGCAGATGATCAGTCTTTATCAATCCTAAGTTGGGCTTCATTGTAATATTGCTCACTTAATAGTCTAACTTCTTCAAGTGTAGCATCAATGTTAACATGAGTGCTTTGTGTTTTCTCTGGCGCATAGTTGCCTAACATCTTGTTAATCTCTGCTAAAGCTCTAGTTGAAGCATCAACGTTGTTATCATTGATAGCTTTTAAAGCATTTTCTTTTAGCCTGTTTATAACCCATTCAAAATCTACTTGGGTTTTGGCGAGAGATTCCTGCCTACTTTTACCTACGGCTGATTTTATTAAAGGATTTTCTAACAATCTACCTGCAATTTTATTGGGATATTTAGTTTTATAACCAGCTAATTGCATAGCTTTTGTTGCATTACCAATTTTGAGATAAGTTTGTAGGAATAATAATTGCTTAGGATTTAGTTTTGTCTTTATATTTTGTGGCATTCATTACTTTCGCCATGAGTCTTTGTTTGGAGCTATAATTCTCTCTCGTCTTTCTTTGATAGAAGTTATTTTCTTAATCTCTTTTGGTTCTTCTTCAATCTTTTCAGCTACATAGCCTATAGCTTCACAATTATCGCAATCTTTAAGCATATTTCCTAAGCTTAAGACTTGCTTAGAACCATTACAGATTGGACACCTTTGAGCCATTGTCAATAACTCCTTGTACAAATAATACCATAGCTAATATTGAAAATAAAAGCAATAGTAGTGTTGACATGTAGTTAATACACTGCTAATATGACTACATATTAACACATTATTGTAATTAACTTGGAGTATAGAAAATGAGACTTAATGAAAGGTTTGAAGCGGTATTATCTAAATTAGATAAAAATAAACTGATAGAAATAATAGTGACTGTTTGTGAAGAAGAAACAAAGGAAAAATTAATGGCTATTTTTGAGAAATATGAAAAGTAATGGGCTAATCACCAAACACTCCAAGGATGGAGTTTTTGAATGATTAACTTTAACTTGGAGAATAGAAAATGCATGACTTAAGAATAGCTTTAAGAAACAAAATCATTGCTAAATTAAACGCAGACAATCTTAAAAATTTTACTAATGCTGAAGTACATAGGGTATTGGGTGGAACCGTATGCGCTAAATTGAATAAATTAGAGTTAAAAACCATGCGTAAAGATGGTTTAACATTAGAACAAGTAAAGAATTTTATTAAATATTAATTGGGGATAGAAAATGAATACTAATGAAATAACAACTACAGACTTGAGCAACTTTGGTTTTAGAGAGTTAAAAATGCTTGAGCTCTTATTGACAGCCATGAGAAAGCAAGGATTGCCGCAGAATTTTTATAATGATGAAATTACCCCAATGATGAATACTCAAAGTGGTTGTGTATTTTTAACTAATTCAGAATATCAAACAGCAATGTTAAATAAAGACAGATTGGAAGTGTGGTATTCATGTAGTAATTGTGGTCACGAAGGTTTTAAAGATGATTTTGAACATGAACCTGTATCTAGTGATTGCGATGAACAAATGG